GTTTACACTAGATTGAAAAGCCATTTTTAAGGAGTTAAGTAATAGAACTTGCTCCCAAACGTTTGGAAAAATTTTTATTGTGGTCTATCCCACCGTCTAGACGGCGAAGGGTGTCCTCGTAAGGGCCAACGCCAAGAAGAGCTAGGTCCGACTCTGAGGTGCCTAGCTCCAGCCCCATTATTAAAGATAAGAGGGGGAACATTTAATAAGAGATTTCCTTATTAAAGCTTATTTAGTTTTAGGTGTGTAAGCAACGCCGCGATACTTCAGCTTCTGCTCTTTTTCAGCAGCTTTCTGCTCCCGTACACGGGCATCCAATTCGACTTTAGTCATTGTCAGGATTGAAGTGTCTGACCCCCGTTCCATGATCAGGCGGTATGCGTCCCCGAAGGGATGAACGTACGTTGCTTACCCGATAGCAGGTGCTACAAGAGCTACAGGAGTAGTCTCAGTAGCAGCAAGATCGAGAGGGAAGTTGTGAGCATTACGCTCGTGCATTACCTCAAAGCCCAGACCAGCACGATTAAGGATATCAGCCCAAGTATTAACCACCCGACCGTTATTATCAAGAAGTGATTGGTTGAAGTTGAAACCATTCAGATTGAATGCCATAGTACTGACACCCAGAGCAGCAAACCAAATACCAACCACAGGCCAAGCAGCCAAGAAAAAGTGGAGGGAGCGGCTGTTGTTAAAAGAAGCGTACTGAAAAATGAGGCGACCAAAATATCCATGAGCAGCCACAATGTTGTACGTCTCTTCCTCTTGCCCAAATTTGTAACCATAGTTTTGAGATACTTCTTCAGTCGTTTCACGTACCAGCGAGGACGTAACAAGCGAGCCGTGCATAGCACTGAATAGCGACCCACCAAACACTCCAGCAACGCCGAGCATGTGGAATGGGTGCATGAGAATGTTATGTTCGGCTTGGAAGACAAGCATGTAGTTGAACGTTCCCGAAATACCCAAAGGCATAGCATCGGAGAACGAACCTTGACCAAAGGGGTACACCAGGAATACTGCGGTCGCTGCAGCAACAGGAGCAGAGTATGCGACACAAATCCAGGGCCTCATCCCTAATCGATAGCTAAGTTCCCACTCGCGTCCCATGTAAGCATAGATGCCAATGAGGAAGTGGAATACTGTAAGTTGGAACGGACCCCCGTTGTAGAGCCATTCATCAAGTGAATTAGCTTCCCAAATTGGGTAGAAGTGTAGTCCGATGGCATTGCTGCTCGGAACGACGGCTCCCGATATGATGTTGTTTCCATAAAGAAGAGAACCTGCTACAGGTTCACGAATGCCATCAATGTCAACCGGAGGTGCAGCAACAAAAGCAATAATAAAGCAAATGGTGGCAGCAAGGAGACACGGAATCATCAGTACTCCAAACCACCCTACATAAAGACGGTTGTTGGTCGAAGTGACCCAATTACAAAAAAGCTCCCAAGAAGATTGGGAGCGGGGAGCTGCAAGAGCAGTAGTCATTGAAGTTAATTAAGACGAGTTACTTTTACTTGTCCAACTCCAGAACCAGTGAGACCGATAGCATCAGCCGCACCTTTACTTAGATCTAGTTTCCTACCATGTACGTAGGGACCACGATCATTAACCCGAACAACGGCACACCGTTTAAAACAAACACGAAGTTTAGTTCCAAAGGGTAGTGTCTTGTGCGCTGTAGTAAGGGCGTTTTGATTATACCGTTCACCGTTAGCAGTAAGGTTACCGTGGAAACCAGGGCCGTACCAGCTAGCGATCACCGATAGAGTAGTTAGAACAGGAATCATAATAATAAAGCGAAGAACTTTAATATTGATTACTCCTCCTAAGCCTCACAACTGCTCGCTAGATGCAAGGCTCTTGTGATTACTTTTTCTTTTTAGCAGTCTTAGCTGCTTGTTTGAATTGGGCAGCAGTAGGTGCTCCTTCCGAACCCGGCTTGCGCATCTTCTCACCACTGCCTTGTTTAATACGCATCCGCTTAGCGTGGATGTTAGCGTAAAGACCAGGCTTAGCCATTACTTTTTCTTCTTAGATTTACCAGCTTGGCTGTAGGCAATAGCTGCAGCCTGTTTAGTAGGATAACCTTCAATCGTAAGTTTACGGATGTTAGAGGAGATAGTCTTATCGGACTTACCTTTTTTTAGAGGCACCGCGCTTCTCCTTGGATTCCACCTTTTTCGACTCTTTAGTTTCGTGCTTTTTCATAGCAGCTTTAGAGGAGTAGGTTTCCTTCCCACCATACTCTTTAATCTTTTTAGCAGGCATTACCAAATACCAGGAATAATTTGTCCAGTCAGCGCATAAGCGCCAAGAGCAGCCACGATGCCAAGCATAGCAAAGCGACCATTGAGTTGTTCAGCACGTTCGTTATGGGGAACGGTGTAATCCTTGTCAGTGTACATAGGTGGTTCTTTAGCCCAAATGTTAGTGTCGTTCATCAGAATTGAAGATCAGAGTTTTCCAGCTTACGGATAACATCATTGCGATAAGCAGGATCACTATCGTAACGAGGATCACTCATAGCTTGCACAAGTTCAGCTTGGCTACGGAAAGCAGGAACTGAATCGTTACCACCACGACCTGTGATGAGTTGACCATCAGTACCTACTGCATCTACGTAGCGGTTGTTGAGAGCTTGTACAGCAAAGAAGATTGCATTCGGATCACCACGACCCATGACTGCATCATACATCTGGATCTCTTGTTTAGAGAGATTCTGACCTGCCCAACTGATCATAGCTTGGTAAGCTTTTTCACCACCAACCATTTCAAACAGTTGTTTGGCTTGTGCTTCAGTTAGGACTTCAGCAGTTTCTTCTTCTTCAGACTCTTCTTCCTCTACTTCTTCACTGGTTTCGGCTTCTTCGTTCCCTTCTTCGTCCCGTACATCGTTACGTTCTCCGAGTTTCTTTTGAAGTTGAAGGTAGGCTTGTTCAAGAGATTCAGTGTCTTTGAACTTACCCGCCAGGAGCTGTTGTTGTTCAGCAGCGTTAGATTCTGCAATTTGCAGAGACTCCTGTTCGTCGGCATTAAGTTCCGATTGATCGGCAGGAGCTTCGTTATAAGTAAGTGTTTCGCTCATTTGGTGGATGTTAGATTGGTGGTTGCTGAGCCTCTTGCTGCATCATCTCCATCGCAGCTTGCTCACGTTTCTGATCAACAGCAGCCATTTGTCCGGCTTGCTGAGCCATCATCATCTGTTGTTGCTGCTGCATGGCAGCTTGCTGCTCTTGCTGCAACTCTTGCATACTCTTCACAAGGTTCAACACATCAATACCTTGAGAGGCTGCCAAACGTTTGACAACTTCTTCAGGGTTGATATAAGTTTGAAGAGCTTCAGGACCCATTGTTTGGGAGATAAGAGTAAGGAATTGAGCAAGACTCTCGCGGTCTTGTCCACGTCCCAAGGCGTTGATACCTGCGACAATAGTAGGCTTGACAATACCACCTTTAGGAAGGCGGGGAATCTCACCAGTCTTCTGTGCAACGCTAAGCTTACGGTTAAGATACGGTACCAGGAACTCAACAGTCAACAGGGAGAAAAGTCCACCGAGTTGCTGCTCAAGTTCTAGCTGAGTCATACGTACTTCTTCTGCAGTAGTACGCTCACTATCCCTTACGTTAAGGATAAGGAATGCTTCACTGAGACGTTGAGAAAGAGTACCTACCATTTGATAGGCAGTTTGGAAGTCAGCTGTTTTACCGACTTGTACAACACCGATATCATCGGGGCGTCCTTGAATGATCGCACCGTTACCTGCCTTCGCCAGCGTGGCTGGTTTAGTAGTGCTTGAGGGTGATACAGTGAACACCACTTTGGCGGCTGCTGCAGAGCCTTCTACGAGGGCTTGAGAGAGTGCTTCAAGTGACTTGAGATCCCCGATAAATTCCTCAACCCTACCACGTCCATATACTTCACCATCAACGTGGTTGAAGCGAAGAACCAACCAAGGGTTAGATTCAACAGGTGCCTTACCCATAGACTTAGGAAGGATCTTATCGTCTACTTCCTGATGCCAAATCCAACGGTTGTTGTCTAAGGTAACGTGGGTATAGATATCACATTCATCATCGTGACGTGATGTGTTATCCGAGGGATCACTAGGGTTAGGAGATTGATATTCGGGGTAAAATTTTTTCAGCAGTTTTTTCGAGATTGTCTCCTTTGTTACGATCTCAATAACATTACCGTTACCATCTCTATCTACAACATAACGGTTCAAAGGATAAAGCTTAAGCCCATCCTTACCCATGAAGATAAGAGCGTTGCCAGCGACAACAAGATGCTTCAATGCTTGGTGAACAACGACACGATCACTGGAAGCAGCGATGGCTTCCATGATGGTACGTTCAATTTTAGCAAAGGACAAGTCAAGTTCAGATCGAATCTCGGGACCCAGTTCTTGAGGAAGGTTAAGGTCATTTACCTGTAGCTTAAAGAAGCTGGTTTGAGGAGGTAGAAGAGCTAGCATCAATTTGGATGCAAGAGTAACTACACCCTTAGCGCCAACGCTTTGCCAAGGTGTGGTTAACTTTAACGAACCTTTAGTGTAAACCTCATCCTCTCGGATCAGGTAGGGAAGAGTAAGATCGGCTGCTTGTCTAGCAGTGTTGAGAAACTGTGAACGGTCTGAAGATAATCTGTCATAGCGTGATTTAGCTGACATTAGACGTTCAAAGTACTAGGTGTTTTAACGTTTAAAGCTGTAAGTCCTTTAGGTATCATCATGTTGGACTTAAAGGCTTGTGAACCTGCTGTTTTGGGTGTACTTGAAGCAGGTTGGATTTGAAGGTTTGGCGCCATCTGAGAACGAGCCATATTAGCAGCAGCGGTGGCTTGCGACTGAATATATAGACTCTCTTGTAACTTACGTGCTTCCTCAGCTTGATTCTGTTCAATCCGAAACTGATTGAGAAGCGCATCAGCACTTGCCAAAGTGGCATCTGCTTGCTGCTTATAGGCTAAAGCTTCTGGGGAAAGTGAAGCAGTAGGCGGGGCTGCTGGTTCAGCTGCTGCTGCTGGAGCCGCCGGTGGGGTCATAGGGGCACTAGGTGTACCACCGAATCGATACATACCACCAGCAGTTGCAGACCAAGAAGTGTTGGCCTTACCGAAGTCGGGAGTAGCAGGCCCGTATTTACCGTCCTCTCTACCTAAATCGACCATTTCTGGGGTATAAGTAGCAAAGCGACCACCGCTTTCATCAGACCTAATTTTAAGGCCGAGCTGTTCAGTTACACCTTTGCCAATCTGTACGTTGGGATTACCAAGCGCAAACTTAGCAAGTTCAGTGGCCTGCTGCTCTCGGCTCATGCCAGCAAAGGTCTTACCACCGAACTTGAATCCGGTCTTACCAAAAATATCTTGTAGTTCACTACCGCTAATTTTACCATCAGCAGCAGCATAGGCGTAGCGGTCTTGTTGCTCCTGTTGTTCAGCAGCTTGCTTAGCAGCTTTGGCAGCTTGTTTCTCTGCTTTACTTTTAGCCATTACTCTTCCTCCATCTTAGCTTGAATCCACTCAACGACACTACGCTGACCGGAGCGGTACATGATTTGTTCCATTGTCATATCTGGTGTTGGGTTAGTGGGTGGGAACACTTCTTCGAGTTGAGCGAGGATGGCTCTGAAGGTCATCCCCGTTACCTCAAGCATATTGGGGGAGGTTGGGGTTCGCATGTTCGAAAAAGGCAGGCATTCTACCTCGTTTAGTGTCCGACAGTTCTGGTGCTTTACCTTCGTACATCAGGCGGTCACTAGCATCGAGCCAAAATTTTTTGTTCAAATATTTATTAGGTGAATTGCCGAGAGGTTGAAGTACCCAATTAATTGTCGCCTTCCTAAGCTTATCCAAAGAAGGGCTCCAATCAAGATTAAGTTCACGGCACACCAAACTGTTCGAAGCTACATGAACTTGTTCGTCCCTGCTGATATCGGCACTCACGGTTCGGAGACCAGCATCACCGTTAAATCGGAAGAATGGGAGGA